TTTTTAATAATGGTCTTATAAATCGAAGATCACATTTTCATGGTTTCTTCGGTTGGGCTCCATACACACGAGGTGGAATATCTCAGCATCAATTCGATAGATACAATCTATTATTAGAGCCAATAATGACTCAACTTATAATAGATGCTGCTAAAGAACAGGGAGTTAAATAATGGGAATGTCAGGTTGGATAATGGATGTTGAAGAAGCTTACTGGGATCAAGTCGCTAGAATCGTAGAAGATAGTGAGCATATCAGTGAAGCTGAAGATAGAGCACTATCTCTTTCTGAACCAATGGTTCCACACATAGACATAGACGATATTCGTGAAAGTGTAACTATGTTATGGAATGAATACTGGAGTAACGTATAATGATGGCGTTTACTCGAGATGATGTATTAGGTGGAATACTCTTAGGAGTATTTGCCTTTGGTTGGATGGACACACTGTGGATATTCGGAGTTGAAAATAGTCAATGGTATACATGGTGGGGACTCATCTATTATTTGGGGAATATGTAATGGCTAGAAAGTTTAAAGAAAAATTTCTCAAACCTTCGTTTGAAACATCAGGTCATATCTGGGTTGGAACAGTCTGGCCAGTTACAGGAAGTAAAGGTGATCAGTACTCAGTTGAGCTTACTGATCATGGATTTAAGTGTGACTGCATGGGGTTTCCTTGGCACGGTCGATGTAAGCATTCAAAGGCGGTCCTACAAAAAGTTGAAAGGGCAATAGCATGAGTGAAGATAGGCCACCAACCGAAGGAGAAGCTTTATTCTTTATGATTGCTATAATCCTTGTAGGAACTCTAGTCATTAACGGTGTAGTGTATCTGTTTATGCAATGACTTATTATATTGTTCAAGGTGGTGGAGTTCGTCAAAGAAAACTTGCAGAAGAAGCAGTAAGGTTTGCGATACAACAACTCTTTCCTAGGTTTAAAAACTATGAGATCTTTATACAGCTGACAAAAGATAAGACAGATGTTTTTGAAGAAGATGAGAGAACATATCAGGTCAGAGTGAGTACAAGGCAAAACAAAGAGGACTTTATTACTGGTATATTTCATGAGTTTGTTCACATAGATCAGTATCTTAGAGGTAGAATGCATGACTATGGATATACAAACTTTCAGGAATATATTAATCATCCTGCTGAAGTAGAGGCGTATGCTAGACAAGAAGAATTACTTAAAAAATGGAATACTGCTCGTAGCTCAGCTGGATAGAGCAAGAGACTTCTAATCTCTAGGTCGGGGGTTCGAATCCCTCCGAGCAGGCCAATGGGAGACGTGTTACAAGGTGTGACAGGGGACTGTAAATCCTCCGCGGAAACGCACGCCAGGTTCGATTCCTGGGTCTCCCACCAAATGCGGGTGTAGTATAATGGTATTATTACAGCCTTCCAAGCTGAAGATAGGGGTTCGATTCCCCTCACCCGCTCCAATTCTTATAAATAGATATATCAACTAGTAAGAAAACAGGTGGACAAATGGCACAACAAGAGATTAATATTGGAACTGTAGCTAATGATGGTACAGGAGATACTTTAAGATCTGCAGGTAATAAGATCAATGAAAATTTTTATGAGTTATATCAAACTACTTATACTGCAGCTGTTTCCAGTAACTGGAATGGAACAGCACCTACAACTGTCGGCGAAGCTCTAGATAGACTTGCTGTAGTTGTAAAAAGTCTAAACGGCGGAACCGGCGCCTAGTTTCTCAATGATTAATTATCTAGCATTTATCGCAGCCATTGCTATAGCTACGGTTGCTGCATACTATTCAATTATAGGACTGACAACAATATTTGCTGCGGCAGTAATGCCTATTGCTATAATGGGCGGTGTACTTGAAGCAGGTAAGTTGATCACTGCATCATGGTTATATAATAATCGTACAAGAATTCCTTTCCTTTTAAAATCTTATCTTATATTTGCAGTTATAGTTCTTATGTTTATTACAAGCATGGGAATCTTTGGATTTTTATCAAAAGCACATATTGAACAAACTGCAGAGTCAGAAGAGAACATTGCACTTATTCAACAACTTGATAAGAAGCTGTTAAGACTTAATACAACTATTACTAATGCAGAATCTAGTATTGATAAAATTGAGAACAAAGATAATACTAGGAATGATGAAGTAAATGAGCAGATCGCAACCGAAGAAGAAAGAATAGAAAAAGTTAGAGATCAGTATCAGTCACTGGTTGATGAACAGAATGAAATTATAAAAAATTCTGGATCTCAACTAAAACTACTTGAGGAGTTTATAAAAGATCAAAACATCAAAGCACTACAGTCTCTTGTTGGAACTAAAGTTGACGGTAACTATGGTCCAGGAACTTCTGCAAAAGTTAATGAGTTTAGAGAAAAAGAACAGTCTCGAGCAGATGAAATAATAAAAGATGCTAGAGATAGAGTTCAAGAACTTCGACAAAAAGAATTAAACGAGATCTCAAAAAGTAATGATGTTATTAATCGATTAAGACAAAGTATTAACACAGATGGTGTTGATGAAAATGATGTTGCAAGAATAAAGAATCTTCAAAATAGTATTATTAGTTCTGAAGAAGAAATAATAAAACTCAATAGCGAAAAGTTTAACCTTGAAGCTGAAGAAAGAAAACTAGAAGCTGAAGTTGGTCCAGTAAAATATATTGCAGAGCTAGTTTATAGTGGAGAAGCAGATAGAGCAATACTGGAAGATGCTGTTAGGTGGGTGATCATAATCATTATATTTGTTTTTGATCCTTTAGCTGTTTTATTATTAATTGCTGCTAATATGGGTTGGGAACATGCAAGAGAAGATAGAATTAAGAAATTAGGAAGATCTCAGAACAGAGTCGCAAAAGATGGAAAGATAGTCGACGCAGTAGAGATGACAAATCCAATTAAAGAAGAACCAACTCGAAAAGAAAAGCTTGAAAAATTAAAAGAAGAAACTGAAAAACCTAAGAAAATTTTAAAAAAGAAAGAAGTCAGAGCTGGTTACGAGTATGATGTAGATGTATAAATAAAATAATGGATGATAAAGGTTCATATACAGAATATGGATACAGAGGTCTGGAAGAAATAAAAACTCTTCAAGCTGAAAACGCGCGCTTGAAAAAGGAGATAGAAGAACTAAAACAAAAACAAATAACTATAGCTGAATTGTATCCTGATGGTTACAGTATAGCTTGGAGAGATAAAGAAGGGCATAAAGAATGATTGTCAATCTGTCATTTAAGAAAAGATCAGTACTGTTTGCAAAATTAGCAGATATAGCGTATTTAGAGAAACCAGCGGCAACAAAGAAAGCAAAAGAGTTAGGGTTTACTACAGTAGAATATTATGATAGAGATGGTGCACAGGCTTACAGATTTATGAATAAAAAAGATCTTGTCATTGCTTGTAGAGGAACACAACCAAATCAATGGAATGATGTAAAAGCAGATCTGAAAGCAATTCCAGTTATGGCAGAAACAGTAGGAAGAGTTCATAGAGGTTTTAAAAAAGAAGTAGACGATCTTTGGCCAATGGTAAGAGAAGATCTTTTAAGAAAAGTAAACTTATCGAAGACTGTTTGGTTTACTGGTCATTCACTCGGAGCGGCGATGGCAACTATAATGGCAAGTAGATGCATGCATGATGAAGAAGTAAATTATCCGGCAGAGCTCTATACGTTTGGATCTCCAAGAGTAGGTTGGAATAAGTATTGTAAGAGTCTAGGAGTTGAGCACCATAGGTTTGTTAATAATAACGATATAGTTACTCGAGTTCCTTTATGGATTATGGGTTATAGACACCATGGTGAGAAAGTATACTTTAATCGTCACGGTAAAGTTTCAAAAGTTACGTTATGGGATAGGCTTATCGGTATGTGGAATGGGATCAAAAGATTAGAGTTTGATAATATTTCAGATCACGCTATGCCAGAGTACATAAAAAATTGTGAAAAGATGTAAAATAATGGTTTACTTTTTATAAAAACTGTTGTATAATAGTAAAAGAATGAAACGGAAAGAGGAAGAAATGTTTAGTACTAGAAATATATTAATAGGTCTTATAGTAGGTTTTATGTCAGCTGCAGTAGTACACACTGCACAAGCAGGAACCTCTTTGGCTTATGTTTGGCATGTTGAAAAAGTTAATAGAGTTGTAACTCAATACGTATCTGAAAGAAGATGTAGTATGCAACAGGTTCCAATATACCAGAATCAAATTGTGCACGGTGGATCATCTAACGGAGATTTACTTGGAGCTATGATTTTTGGTGGCATACTTGGAAAAGCAATAGGTAACACAGATCAGGCTGCTGCCGCTGGTGCAATCTTTGGTGCACTTACGCAGAATCAAAATGGAACTACTACTCAAAAAGTAATTACTGGTTATGAGAATAGAAGTATTTGTAATAACGTTAGCGTTCCAACGCAGGTATCAAACTCATCGTATATAATTCACTGGAAGTCTGGTCACAGACGTGGTTCATTTTACAGTGATAGTAAGTACGTAGTCGGTGATTCTGTGTACGTGCGTAATTAATAGGAGGAAGCATGATAGAAGGAGCTTCAAAGAATATGCCGTTTAATGTACAGGCATATAACAATATAACTAGAATTCAAGAGGCTAAAAGAAAAGAACAAGTAAATGCTCTTGAAAGACTCAATGACTATCAAATGACTCAATACCAACAAGCTCAGTTTAGAGAACAACAGAGATGGTTGGTTTATATTATGATGATGCAACTCATGTTTAAACTTAACATGTGGGATGCGTTGAATCAAATGCGAATAAGAAGAAGTATTGACATAACTGTTTAGGAGATATTATGAAAAAAATGAAAGAAATGTGGGAAGCCTCATACGGTGAGGGAACCAAGTTTGATTTAGATTATGGAAAACTCGTAATCTTAGGCCTTTGTATTTATATTGCTGTTCAAGTATCATGACCGAGACAAGTTGGAATAATCATGAGGACTCTGCAGCAGAGCAATTAAGGAGACAGCTTCTTCGAAAAGAAGAAGAAATTAAACTTCTCAAGCAAATGGTTGCTGTCGAAAATAAAGAGAAGTACGATGCTTATAAGAGAATAAAAGAACTCACTGAGCAGCTTAATAAAAAGGATTAAAGAGATGATTAGAAACCTAGTCATGGCACTGTTCATGGTGCCTATCATAGCCATGGCTGACACAAATAATAATATATCAAAGGTACCTGGACAATATCGTAGTAAAATTGTCGTTTGTAATTTACAAGATGAGATTATTAAGGTTATGGAAGAATATGGTGAACACCCATGGATTCATGTTGATGGTGGTAGTTTTATACAAAATAAAGTTTTTCTACCCGGCAGGTACGTAATATCAATAAACCCTAAGACTCAGACTTGGAGTTTATTAGAATTTTATACGAGTCAAGCCGGAGAAAAATTGGCTTGTATGTTGGGCTTTGGAAAAGGTCCGGTTACTATGAATGATTTAAATAAAAGAAAAGGAATTGATTTATAATGGAACCATATCATAATAAGGGTTTTGGACTAGCATTTTTAACTATTATATTTGTAACGCTAATTTTGCCAATTGCGGCTATGATGACGATTGATGATACATGGGACAGACTCTTACAAAAATATGGTGATCCGTGGAAGAGTGACTGTTGGGAAAACAGTAAGCATGAAAGAGTATGCAAAGGAGAAAATACGTGTAAGTTTGGAAGAAACTTTTGTATTCCTGAAGTATACAGATGGAGGGCTGAATAGGTCTTATAAAGACACCAAAGGTAGTTGATTTAGTAATGCCAGATGGACCAATTATGAGAGAAATTCGTAAAGGTACTCTTAAGTTTGTAAGAGGAATCGATTCCCAATGGAGAAAGAGACAAGAAGAAAATAAGTTTATAAAAGAAAACTACTTTAAAAAAAGACCAAAGCGCTATCCTAAAGCACCTACTTATAATTATGCAAATGTGAAAGAAGAAAAGAAAGAATGAGACTTATTGATACTTTAAGAACTGAATATATAACACCAAGAAACTGGTTAGCCGACTTAAACAAAAAAGAAGATGATCATGATCCAGAACCTGAACGCTACTATGAATGGATGCTCTGGAGAATGAGACAGGAAAAGAAACATGAGCAACAAAGCAATATTTGATTTTGGTTTTACTGCAGTCGACGAAGATGAGTTAGAAGCAGTACAGACTACTCAAGTAAAGGTAAAGGAGACCGAAAAGTCTGCCAAAGCTCTTCAAGATAAGATAGATGAGCTGTACAATGCAATTACACCCCTCCTTAATAATCTGAAGAAAAATCCAGAGAAAGAATATATCCTCTGGCCAGATCGATTAAACAAAGTCGAACAATTCGAAGACTATCTCACTTCTATATACCAGAAGTAACTGTTACATTTTTGTCACAATAAACAATTAAAATGAAAAAAAATGCATTTTAGTGCATTTTTTTGTTTACATTCCTAAAAAACTATGGTAGATTGGTATCAAGATAAATTAATAAGGAATGAAAATAAATGGATATTTTTGATTATAACAATGTAAAAGGGATCTTGGCAGGGATGTCAGATCAGCAACTTTCAACTCTAGCTGAAAAGCTAGTTGAGCAGTTCCCTAAGACTGCTGATTATTTCTCCTCTTACTTAGAGGCTCAACTTCAGGACAAAATTGTCCGTGAGAATGAGGAGGTATCTTAATGAAAATCACTGTAGTACATAAAGCTTTCGAAGACACACCAACAAATGTGGCTTTGGTAAATGTTCCATCTGAAATTAAAAATGTTGATTCTGCTTTAGAATATGCATATCGTTGGACTAATAACGTAATGGGTTCTTGGAGCCGAGACGATATTGAAAATAACGGTGACGAAAATCCTAACGTTACACCATTATTCTTTCATCCTGATGGAATGGGAGTTCGTTCAACTTCAATGGGCGATCAGATGATTGTCGATAATAACGATAACATAACCACTTATGAAGTCGCTATGTTAGGCTTCGAAGAGGTAGCGTAATGAGGTTAATTAACTTAGACGGTCCTGATGGAAATGCTTTTGCTCTTCTCGGCTATGCTAGCAGATGGGCAAAAGATCTTGAACTCGACAAAGACAAGATATTAAACGAAATGAAGTCAGATGACTACGTAAATCTTGTTTCAACTTTTAATAAATATTTTGGAATGCCTGGAGCTCAGATTGCTGTTCTTCAATCTGACCAAGACAATCTACAGGAGATTATTCATGGTTAAACGTGAAACAGTAACAGTAATGAAAATGCAGGTTCATCAACCTCTTGATCCTGCAGACTTTGATGATATAAAGGCAGGATCTAAACACGGAGGTCCATTTGATAGAGGAAGTGCAGATGCCTACTATCAACGTCCTTATGATCCTCATATGTGGCCAAATGGTACTGGTCATGGTACAAGAGTAGAAAAAAAGGATATGACTCCTAGAGATATTGAGCTCTATAGCTTTGGATATAATTATGAAACTGACAGAAAGGATTGGGGTTAATTATGGAAGTAGCAACTACTATGGAAGAGCGTCTTGCTCTTATTCGAAAGATCGCCAAGCGTAAAGGTATGCTTAAGACTGTTAAGCAAAAAACACGTAAAGCTAGATCATACGCTTTAAAAAATCGAAAAGATGACGTTCCTGAATGGGCAAGAGATGACGGTAATAACGTCAACGCCTGGACTGACGAGCGTAAGTATGCTGATCAGTATTATGGTGATGCATATCGCGACACTACGAGGTATGATAATGACTGGGACTAAAACGATCATGTATGTTATAGGATCCATTATGCTGGTTACGGCTATTGGATTCTATCTTCATCACATTTGGTCAGACTGTTTAAATGAAAACTCAGTTCTAACATGCATGAGGATGTTATCATGAAAGTTACAATAATAAATCGTAGTAACGGCTCAGCAATGGAAATGAACTTTGATAATGAAGAACAGAAACAAAGATGGCTAGAAATTAATCCAACTTTCGAGTGTTTAGGTCCTTTAGAAAATCAACTTCCTACTCGACATGTAAGAATGCAAAAGAAAGATGAAGAGTTTGAAGGTTGGGGTAGTTAAGTGGACTTTCTACTAATCATGGTCACGCTTCTTGCTAATGGGCAATACAAAGTTCTAACTGAAGATGTCTATAAACATCTTCCAACCTGTGAAGTTGCGGCTGAAGGGCGACAGATGTTTTTTAAATCTGAAGGTATATATCATAAAAAGTATGTATGTATTGCAACAAATCCCTTTAATAAAGGTATACCAGGCCCAAACAATGAGTGATTTACTAGAAAGTGTAATTGATGTGGGTAGTGGGTTTTTTCTCGCTATCCTAATACAGATTCTAGTATTTCCTTTATTTGGATTTACACCTACAATAATGGATAATATTCAGATAGCATTAATATTCACAGGTGTATCAATGTTAAGATCTGCTCTATGGAGAAGATACTTTAGAAAGGCAAGACAATGAATGAAGAAAATAAACCACCTGAAACAATAATCTATGTAGATAATCCAAGAGTGTGGTGTATGGGAGAGCAGATGGATCATCCTAAAGTTTATTATACAGTACCAGAGGGTGGTGAGGTAGTGTGTGGTTACTGCGATATAAAGTTTAGAATGAAAGAAGAAAATGAGTGAAGAAAACAAAGTTATATTCTTAACAGATCTGATAGAACAAAAGTTAAGAAAAGAAAAAGAGATTGAATACTATGAGGCGCAACTAAAAGAGATTGCAGATAAACTATTCTTTTTAAAAAAAGAAAAAGATTTAACAGCTCTTATTATTGATATTCTTCAAAAAGAAAAAATTATAGATCTCAGTGAAAATCTTAGAAAGATAGAAAAATAATGTTCAAATTAGTTTTTATATTAATGATAATGAATGGTTCTGAAGTAGAAGGACAGATAACGTATTCTAGTATGCAGAAGTGTATTTGGTATGCAAAGCAAATCAATATACATGAAGATAGATTAGTCGGTAATTATTCAGCATGGTGTAAACCGGTAGCAGTAGAGCAACAAGAATGAAAATAATCGCAGGGCCTTGTCAACATGAATCGTATCCTCAGTCGTTAAAAATAGCAAAGCACTGCTATGAAGTCTGTCATGACTTAGGAGGTGGAGGTTGGGGTATAGACTACTACTTTAAAGCTTCCTTTGATAAAGCAAATAGAACTAGTTTAGATAGTCCTCGAGGACAAGGGATAGATGTAACACTACCTGCCTTTATGAACTTAAAAAAAGAAATACCTGGGTTGAAAATATGTACAGACGTTCACACTGAAGCACATATTAATAGATGCAAAGGTGTTGTTGACATGATACAAATACCTGCGTTTTTATCGAGACAGACTGATTTAATTTTAGCTGCGGCAAAAACAGATTGTGTGATAAATATTAAGAAGGGTCAGTTCATGGCTCCATGGGATATAGAAGGGATCATAGGTAAGTTAGGTGAGTCCACAGACTATTGCATTACTGAACGAGGTACCAGTTTTGGTTATAACAGGCTGGTTGTCGATTTTGCTGGGATGGATTATATGTTGCGTCGCATCGGGCGTAAACTTGTCTTCGATTCTACGCATGCCGTTCAGAACCCCGGCGGAGAGGGTAGCCATTCTGGTGGTGATCGTAGGTTGGTTCCTAATCTGGTTCGTGCAGCAGCAGCGATTGGTGTATCCAATTTCTTTGTAGAAGTTCATGAAGATCCTGATAACGCGCCGTCCGATGGACCTAATATGATAAGACTAGAAGACTTTGAGCCTTTAATCAGAGATATATGCTTTGTAAGAAAAATGCTTCACTAGTGCATTTTTTCCTTTACATTCCCTGATAACTGTGGTAGTATAGTATCAAATAGGAGAATGATATGGGAATCACAATGAACACAAAAGGTATTAATCCAGAAATTAGAAACAGAATACGTCTTGCCGTAGCAGCATATGCTTATGAGTATATAGATGATCCTATCATGTCAGATGCTGATTTCGATTCATTAGCAAGGTCAATCAGTCCTGAAGAAAAGACTGGAAATCGTAAGCTGGATAATTTCTTCAAAAAACACTTCCAACCTGACACAGGTATGTGGATCCATAAACATCCTGAAAAAGATAAGCTTCGTCACATATACGAAACTTACTACAAAAACGATAAATATAGATATACAGGTAAATAATATGACAATGCATCTTGTTCGCGGAATGTCTAGCCTAAATACTAAAAGGCGAAGACAAAAGAAATCACCTGGTTGGAAGCAAAAACTAGCTGAGCACGATAAGTTTCTCAGAAAGATGGGCGCACATCCAGATCAGATAAAAGAAAGTAGAAAAAGAAATGCTGATGTGGTTATTCGGAGCATCCCTGATTATAGCGATGATAGGTCTAGTCTGCGTACTAGTGATGTTATTTGTGGAGGAGGACTGAAAAAAGAAACGAATAAATATACAGGTACAGAAATTATTGGTATAGGTACTATGCATAAGTCTAACATGGTTCCAGTATCAAGAAAAAAAGATGCCGAGGATATGGCAAAAATGAGGAGATAAGATGTTTTCTATAGAGTTCGATGCTGATCACACTTGCTCTACTATACTCGATAACGATGGAAGAAAAGAAGATGTACAGTTACTTATAGGTGATGAAGAAGTTTATATGCGTCAGTGGAATGAGAAGAGAAATAAGTATGAAGTAATCAACTTTTCACCTATGATGTTTAAAGAACTTATGACATCAATGGACTATCCAGAAGGGTTATATGCTACTAGTAGGGAGTTAGTAAGACAGTAATATGAGTAAATCCTATGCGGATGCGTACTACAGCAATCAGCTGTGTATGTGGATGGATATATCTACATACTGTAACGCAGGTTGTCCAGAATGTCACAGAACAGATATTGTTAACGGTGGTCTAAAAACTATAGACTGGCTTCCACTCATTCAATGGAGACTCAAAGAATTTCAAGAAAGATTTAGTATAGAATTTATTAAACATGCTACAAGAAAATGGGAGTTTTGTGGTACATGGGGAGATCCTGTGATGAATAAAGATCTGTACAATATTGTGAAATACATAGTCGAGTCAAATCCATCAACATTTATCTCTATAGATACAAATGGAAGTATAAGAGGTGTTAACTGGTGGGAGGATCTAGGTAAACTCTCAGCCGCAACAAAATATTATGGAGGAGGAACTATCGAAGTAGATTTTGCTGTAGAAGGTATCACACAAGAAATGCATTCTCACTATAGAAGAAAAACTAATCTTCATAAAGTGCTAGCAAACATGAAAGCATTTACAGATAACGGTGGTATTGCCACCGCTTTTGTTGTTATTCATAAGCATAATCAAGATCACCTGCATCAAATAAAAGAAATGTGTGAGCTTCACGGATGCTCAAGATTTAATTTTGTTGAGTCTAATAGATTTGAGTATCATTCAACCGGAACTACTGGTAGGTTTGAATTTATAGATGAAAAAGGTAAGAAGCAGGTGTTGCTTCAGGCTGATAGAACATATTCAGTTCCTAAAGAAAACTCTCAGTTTCATGCACCAATTGCAGATCACAAAACTAGAACAGATCATAATCCATTACTAGAAGAACACAAAAGAAAAAAGAAAAATAGCTATATGGATATTCAGAGAGCAGTTCAAGCAGCAGCAGCCGAGCTAGATGGAAGTGATGATATAGATTCTTTTATCGAAGCTAATGAGGCAGAAGTATGAAAAAAAGTTACATTAAATGTAGATGGCTAGATATGAATAAAATTCTAGTTAATCCAGACGGACAAGTATATCCATGTTGTTATCTTGCAAATAAAGCATATAAGTCAGAACAACTCGGTGTGTTTGGTCCGAACAATCAAGTAGAAGATATGAGTCAAAAAGGTCAGAACTGGTACTGGAAACCTGGTGATGAGCTTATGCATGAATACAAAAAGAACTATGATGATCTTAATATTAAGAACAAGTCAATGGAGGAGATAGTTAATCATGATTGGTATACGAAAACACTTCCAGAATCATGGGAAAAAGAAGAAACTAGGTTTGAAGCTTGCAGAACATTTTGTGAACACTATAAAGAAGATTAGATAATGACATTTGAAATATTTACAATTATATGTTTTATAGCAACTGTTGCTATTGTACCGATATATATGTGGTTACTATACAACATTAAAAATTCTTGGACGTCAAACTCACATGACACTCAAGGTGGTAGTATGACAATACTTGAAGGAAAAGATCAGCCAAAGGTAACTTGGATAGATCCTATAATTAAAAGAATGAGGAGGGAATGATGCCCGGACAGAATTTTATAAACGGCCCACCTAATCCACGTGGAGTAGAAAGAACCACACTAGATGGCAAAATACGCATAGAAGATCAAAGTGATTTTTCCATATTAAAAATAATTGGAATCAAATTTTTAGTTGAAGATCCTAAAGCACCATTTGTATGGTTTGCTATCGCTATGTGTGTAATATTTTATGTTGCAGGTTTTTGATGACTGTGAAACAACAAATAAAATTTTTGGAAAAAGAAATTAAAATTGTAAAAGAGAGATGGGAACCTCATACTTCTAAATCTTACCATAGTATTTGGCTATACCTGACAGACAGAATTAAAGAGTTGAAGAAAAAATTGGATAACGGTTGACATAATGACAACTTTTATATCCGCTCCTTTCGGAAACTATCTCAAATTTAAAAACGCCGTAAGTGTTACTGGAACTTGGACGTATAAACCAAGACCAGGACTATTTGGACAGGTCATTAAGACACTGCGATACACAAGAAATGGTTGGCGTAATAAAATCGGTCTTCGAAATCGTGGAATTGAATATGGAATACAAAAAACCAACTTCAATGAAGTATTAAGTATTGCAGCAATAGGTCAATATGATTGGATAAATCTGGAATCAATTGTACCAGAAACTCAAAATGTAGAACTTAATATTAGCTGTCCTAACTTAGATGTTCATCAAGATACTACTGATTTCAAAGGTTTTGATGCATGGCCAACAATTTATAGAAAGTGGTGTATCGTTAAGGTTCCACCAATGGCATCATACTCTTTATTAGATAAGATCGTAAAGTTAGGATTTACACAGATTCATGCTAGCAATACTCTACCAACAGATAAGGGTGGATTGAGCGGAGCAATATTACTACCACATACTCGAAGAATTATTAAGTATCTAAAGAAAGAATATGATCATGTGGAAGTTATTGCTGGTGGCGGAATCAAAGAAGCATGGCATGCTGAATTTTATAAAGACTTAGGTGCAGATCACGTAAGCATCGGCACCGGTTGTTTTAATCCTCTGAAAACATGGAGAACTGTGAATGATATCGCCTAAAAAGAAAAGAATCATTTTTACGATTCACATATCACCTGAAAAGGTATCAAAATATTTTAATACTACAGAATTAAAAATGACTAATCTGGATCTATACGCTAGCACTTTACAAGTAAAACAAAAAGACTATGCTGAATCCTGTGGCGCGGACTATAGAATATATAAGTTTGGTGACAAGTTTATAGATTTTACTGAAAAGCTCTGGGAACTTAATATATTTGAAGAATACTATCAATCAATACAACACTACAAGATATACATCTTAGAAGAACTGACCAAAGAGTATGAGGAAGTACTTTACTTAGACTTAGATGTATGGCCTAATAAATTTGTAAATATATTTGAAGAGATAGATGTAAGTGACGGAATAGCAATAAGAGGTTTTACAGATGATAAGCCTAAGGATATAGAATCTTTAAAAGAAGGCTGGCTTCATTACAAACCAATTCCTAGAAGTGTATCAACTAAAACAGCACTTATGAGATCTTTATGTAATGATAGTAAAATTGAATGTACATCAGATGTTGTATTTAATACTGCTATTACTCTTGCAAATGAAGAGCATATGAATAAATTAAACTATTTTGGAGAGATAGAAGATACAAGAAATAAAATTAAAAAGTTAACAAACAATGATAAGTTTTTTGCAGACTACATCTATTGTATGTTTAGATTTAATAATGAATCTGTGTTTTCATATCTCATCTTTAAAAACAAAGTTGAGTGGCAATCACTAGATGAAAAGTGGCACTGGGTTTCGAATCATAGGAATCCAGATGAGTTATGTCCTGCGAATGTTAACTTAGCTCATATAATTAATAAACAGTTCTCTAATATCATAGGACTAAAAGATAAGGAATACTAAATGTTTGGATTAGATCCTTTAATGTCAACACTAATTTTAACTGGAGCTATATTTTATTGTGCCTATATGATAGGTCGAGGAGATAAAATAAAAGATCGTGATGAAATTATAAACACAACCATGGTCTATCTTTGTAAGAGTGGTTATGTTAAATGGCGTTATGATGAAAATGGGGAGATTGAAATGGTTCCCATTAACGAAAACCTGTAACATTTTTGTCACAGTTCGAATAAAAAAATAAAAAAAATGCATTTTATTGAAAATAATGGTGTACATTCCAGTTTATTTATGGTAGATTAGTAGTATAAGGTAAATAAAAAAGGAATGAAAATGATTAATTATGTAACAGGGAATGAGTACTCAGGGTCTAACGCTAACACCCTTATGGCTCTAGGTTTTGGTGAAGGTGATGCCTTCGTAACTTTCAAGCAAGCTATCAAGCTTGATGGAATTTCTGGTAAGTCTCTTAAAGGTCTTAAGAAGTCTGCCTCTCTTATCAGGTTCGCAAAAGAACTTGACAAGGACACTGGAAAATGGGAGAAGAAACCAAGATACTTCTCAGTTTTTCACATTGATGCGGTTCTCGCTAGGAGAGCTGCATAATGGATATAGTTGATGCAATTCATGGAATGACACTTCAGTCACCAAAAGTCGATGGACTTAATGGTAAGAAATTATATCAGGTACATATGAGAGCAAGAGCTACTTACACGTATGTTGATCCAGTTTATGTCAGTGCTCATAATGATGAGGAAGCTTGGGAAAAAGCTTTAGATCTTGAAGCTGGAAAATTTCAAGTCAAGTCAGTTTCTCTTGAATGGATGGATGAAAAAGTTCTTGATGAAGAAAAGAAAGATATCGCTGAAAGATTTCCAGAAGATGTACATCAGCGATCATACATTGTAACTGGTGATATTATGGAACAGAACCCTATGTATGCGGGATCTGAAGGTGAAAGAAAAGGAGGAAATAGATAATGGCTAGAAAAAAGAAAGCATTTAGAAGTCGACCAAGGACTGGTATGGCTGCTGCTCCAACTAAATCATTCTCTGCATTTAGTGATTATGTTAGGTGTGAAGTTGAAAAGAAAGAAATCTCAGGTATCATTAAAGATTTCTTTAAGAAGACTCTTAATAAACCTGATCTAAAAATAGTTTCAGATACTCCTGACTGGTGGTATGGTTCTAAAACTATTCTTGCATCTACTGTTGCTTGGGAAACAATGGGTAATTCATTTCCTGATAACTGGAATCCTGAAAGAGTAAAAGCATCTTGCATTGAAGATGCAAAAGAATGGGCTGAAAGAAAGAGAAAAGAAAAAGCCAAAGAACAAGCTAATGGTCCTGTTCGGAGAAAGAAAAATCCTACTGAGATCATAGCCGAAAGAACTTCAGATTTTATTGGTGGCGTTGAAGAAGTACTTGACGACTATCATAATAAAACACATGAACAGGCAATGGAATATTCTGTCTTTCATGAATTAAGACTAGCAGTTGCACCTAACTCTATGGCAAAGGCAGTATATGACTACTATACTCCTATATACGAAGAGATTAGAGAACTGGTAGAAGATAAAACTCCAGATCTAGTTGAAGCCTATGGCTACATGACTGTACCGCAGAGAAAGCAGTACATGGAGTTTATTAAACAAATAGTTGATGATGCTGAAAAATACATGCAGAATAAAAAAGCAATGCGCAAAGTGCGTGTCAAGAAAGCACCAACAGCTCTCAAACAGGTCTCTAGGATTCAGTACGCTAAAGACTCTGTTGAATATAAGCTTACATCTATTAACCCTACACAGATCGTAGGAAATCATAGATTGTATACTTTCCATGTAAAGTATAAGAGGCTTACAGAACTTGTTAGTAACGGTAAAGGGTTTGAGATTAGTGGTAGTACTATTAAGAATTTTGATAGTGATCTGTCACGAACTATATCACTTAGAAAACCAGATGAGTTCTTACAAAAAGTTCTTAAGATGACTCCTACTCAAATCAATAAAGAGTGGGGTACTCTAACAACTAAAACAAATCCTGCTAACGGTAGGATAAACAAAGAAACTATTTTACTAAGGGTATTCGATAAATGACAGAAAAGAAACCAGAATTTATGAACCGATCTAGGTTTACTAAATTAATTGAGGCTCAAATATTAGAGAAAAAACTCAGCTACATCGATGCAGTAGTTGAAGTCTGTGATCAAACAAGTATTGATCCAGAAGATGTGAAGAAGTTCATATCACCAGTTATAAAAGAGAAGATTGAAGCCGAGGCAATGAAATTAAATTATTTGCCGAAAGGAAATGAATTAACTTTTGAGTAACTTTTTTATATAAATAGATTTACATTACAGTGATACTGTGGTATAATAATATTATAATTCAGCAAAACATTTCAGTTATACAAGGAGAAATATATGTCTTTTGCAAATCTTAAAAGGAACAAAGGTTCCATCGCTAAACTCGTCCAAGCTGCCGAAGCAGTAGGCGGTAACTCTCAACAAAAAAACTATAATGATGATAGGATGTGGAAGCCTACAGTGGATAAAGCAAATAATGGTTATGCTGTTATTCGTTTTCTTCCGGCTAATGAAGGATCCGATCTTCCATGGAACAGGTATTGGGATCACGGTTTTAAAGGTCCTACTGGTAGATGGTATATCGAGAAATCTTTAACATCCATTGGTGGTAATGATCCTGTTGGAGAATTGAATAGTCGCTTATGGAATTCAGGTATTGAGTCTGATAAAGAAAAAGCTCGATCTCAAAAACGAAGAATGCATTACGTATCTAATATTCTAGTTGTGCAAGATCCAGGTAATCCTTCTAACGAAGGTAAAGTCTTTCTTTATCAGTACGGTAAAAAAATCTTTGATAAACTTATGGATGCGATGCAACCAGAGTTTGAAGATGAAGCTCCACTCAATCCATTTGATTTTTGGGAAGGTGCAAACTTTAAACTAAAAATTCGTGATGTTGAAGGTTATCGTAACTATGATAAATCAGAGTTCGGTAGTCAAGAAGCATTATCTGATGATGATACTTATCTTGAAGGTATCTACAATCAAATGCATGATATTGGAGAATTCACCGATCCAAAAAACTATAAAACATATGATGAGTTAAAGAATAAACTTGTCAGTGTTCTTGGAGAAGATGCTCTAGGTGGTGCTCCAACTATGAGAGAAGAAACTAAACTAGGAAATAGTAGTCCTCCTCCAGCAATGAAAGAAGCGGCTGCTCCTGAATTAGATGACGAGATTCCTGATTTTAGTGAAACTGCAGAACAAACATCTGCGAAAAAAGAAGACGATACAATGTCTTACTTTGCAAACTTAGTTAACGATTAAAGAGGGACTACTCTCGAATAATTATCAACGGTGCTGGTGGAACCTCCACTTAGCACCGTTGTGTTTGAGTTGTTTATATTCTGAGTATTACTATTAGAAGGCGCGTTTACAGCCATGTTTACTGCATTCGCAGCGGATGCTAATTGATTATTCTCCGACTGTGTACTCATCATTTCTTGACTTAAAGAACTCTGCTCCATCTTTTGTATTAGATCTTGAGCTTCTTTTAGTGTTGTAGTATCACCTCTTAATCCAATGTTTTGCGTATCAGTATTGTATTGTGTTAAGTCAGAACTAGTGTGTGGTGTTATTATTAATCTACCAGAGCTATCCATTTGACCAACATATGAACCATCAACAAACTTTTTTGTGCCACTTACAAAAGATTTAAATTCATCTAATAAGTTTCTTTCTTCAATAATCTTAAGAGCATCTGTAGATGTCATATCATTAATAGTATTTAAGTTCAAGCTTGAACTACGTACACCTGCTGCAGTTTCAAATAAACCGTAATTTTCAACAGAAGATCCTGCACCGGCGTTAGCAATTAATGTACTTGAAATAGTTTTTTCACCTTCAATCTTAGTACCTTTTAAGACTAGTTTACTTGGATCTATTAGTGCTTGTAACTTGTCCATTTCATCACTTGATACATCAATCCTCATATCATAGTCTAGTAGTGCTTTTGCATCTTCATATCTTTTATCTGCTTTTAACTTTTCATATAGAGCTGTTGATTCTTCAACTGTAAGATTCTTTGCGACTTCTTCAGGTTTAAAATTAGGATTCCTAGGAATACTTTGATCAACTACTGGAGGCTGACCCATACCAATTGTAGGATTTAGTTTCAAAGGTGTGACGTCTCTAATAGTAGGTAAAACATCATTCGGTGTGATATTGATAGGAGACAAAGGTGAAGTATCTACAACTGGAAGATTAGGAACATTAGTGTCAACAATAGGTGGATCATTGGAAAGAATTGGTTCAGAAGTTGTTACGCCTATTCCTCTTCCCATTCTTTGTATCGAATCATCATAATTTTTAACAGCAACTTTAAATCTACCTGGGCCTCTCTGACCCGGCTTTCTTGGTGCACTAACTATTTCATACATTTCTGGAAATTCAGTCTGATCAATTGCATCTTGAGCTTGATCTCTACTGCTAAAAGTTTTTTCTACTAATGGTTTATTTCTATTCTCAACAATACTTTCGCCAATGTTCTCGCCTATAGCTTCACCACCTTTAAATCCTGCATAACCTCCCGTAAAAGCACCTATTAAACCACCAATACCAACTGTAAATGGATTAAACCCTGCGGCACCGAGTGCTGCTCCAGTTCCAAAACCAGTAATAGCACCAGTAATTAGTCCACCAATGCTTCCTCCTCCAGCTTTCGTTCCTTCTATAATCTTTTCATCAGTAGTCATGTTTTCATCAGTAACTGCCTGAGCTATTTCAAATGCTGTAATCAGTCCACCTATAATTGCTAGTGGTCCACCTTTCCCTTTGAAAAAATCTTTTATTTTAGACTTATCTCGTCCACCGTCTTTCTTGTCGCCTGTATCTTTACTGCCGGCATCCTTATCACCACCATCAACAGGTTTAGATTTAACCATGTCAACTATCTTTTTTGTTCCGTAGGCACCAGCACCTGCACCAGCAGCAGTTAGTCCTAATATTCCTGCTATTCTACCAAGTATATTTTTTAAGAAACTTCCACTATTCTTTTCACCTTGATTAGCACTTGCACCAGCAGCAGTAGCTCCTAACAATCCTGCACCAGATCTCTTATCTCTTCTCTGCTCAAGTCTATCTAAGTTACCCCTTCTCATTCTTCTCTGCTCATCCTTATAAGTCTTATGAAAAGCTTTTACTTCATCTAAGGTATCTTCTTGAACATTCAACATTTGTTTTTGAATATCTAAATCTTCAATTGCTAGTTCAACTAACTTCTTCTGATCTTTGTTAGTAAACATGTTTTTGGTCATTGCACCTATTCCTCTGAATGGTGCGCCGATCAGGTTCTTTGCAGTTGACGCTGCACCTGCCGCAAGGTTATAAGGAGCAGCTGCTATACTACCTATAGTGTTTGCAGCACCTCTACCAAAAGCTGCGGCTCCTCTAAAAGGAGCTGTTGCAAACCTACCAATTTGTCCTATCCCTCTGGTGATCATATTGTTTCCGAGAATTCCAGACTTTCCATATACAACACCTGCACCAGTCTTCTTATTGATAGAAGACAGTAGTTCATTGGCCGTTTGCAGTTCAGTTATAATATCATCATTGTGTACTTGGAGCATATCACCAATTTCATTTAATGTGGTAAATATCTTCTTTGAATCAGATCCAGTCGGCTGACGTTCTTCATTCTCAACTTTTGCACGAAGAGAAGGTAACAATAATTCCTTATCAAGCCCACTGGGGTTTGATTCTCTTAACATATTTGTTGCGTTTTCTATTGCCATTATACTGACTTTCTTCTTGCTCTAATCTTTTCGTTTTCCTGTTTTAAGTGCTGCACTAGCAGACTCACATATACTTCTCTTTCCCAAGGCATCATAGCTTCGAGTTCTGATAAGGAATACTTGTGATGTTGTATTAGTGCGAAGTTGGTCTTATAATGATTGATCAAAGAATCATTAGAAGACCACACTAAAAAAAATCGGCGATATTCCTTATTCTAACTTCTTTCTTCGCCTGACACCCTTTACAAACATACTTGTGATTGATCTCAACTCGAGGCATACTCTCTACATATGTTCTCAGTTTTGCAAACTGATCATTAGTCATTGACTCTACGAATTCGATCAACTTCTCTCTCGGTTCATTCTTTACTAGAATCTTCTCTTCGGGTGTATTAATACATGATATACAATCTGTCACTAGTTCAAGTGTAGTTGTAACTTCAGAGGAAGGTTCAACAATCTTATCATTACGAATCATTTTTGCGTATTCTGGATACATCATCTCTACTGATATATCATCATTAATATCGATGACATTTTCTTTTGGATCTCCAACTACTGATATGCTATCAATATTGACACTTTCAGTATTTTCTGTCTGGCAGTTTGAACATGTAAAAACTAACTTAACGTTCTCACCAACAGACTTGGCTCTTATTTTAGTAAACATGTATTCTACGTCATATAGTTTTAATTCTTCAGTGTTAATCTCTTCAGAAACACATGCTTTTACAGTATCAACAATCGCGTTTAACGCTGCCTTTTGATCTTGTGATTCAAAGGCCATCATTAGAACTTTCTCTTCTTTTACTAAGTAAGGTCTAAACTTTACTTCAGTTTTAGTAGATGGAATCATCATCTCATACTGTGGTTTATCATTTAATGTAGGTATCATTCATTGCTCCATAAGGGTCTAAAATCTTTTAGTTCACTTTCTTCATCGGGTTTTATTATATTTATGCTCATAGTTACGCAACCCATTGTCTCGACTTCCATGGCTTGTCCATATCTTCTCTCAGCATAATCTAAAGCTCCAGCCATCAAGTTTGTTTTATTTCGTTGAAAAAATAATTCACAGTCAACATAGTTTTCAAACTGAATTCCATGGCTGACTGCCTGTTCATGTTCGGTTCCTCCAACATATGTTAAAATGCTATATAGCACTATAAATGTTTTTATCATAAGAAACTCGCCTGTATAAGTTTTAATTCGTTTTGTGGTATTGGTTCCCAATCAGTGTAAGATATCTGCACATTATATCTAGCGATATCTTGTACTATGTTACCCATTTCTACTGGGTTTAATGTTGTAGGAAACGCTTCTATGATTTTGCAACCGTATATCTCGTTCCCTTCGTCATCTAGTTGAAAAATCCTAAAATCTCTTTCATAAGTGTTTTTATACTTTACTTGCTGTATGTTATAAGCTACAGATTTTTCTGCCCATGATTCAAAATATCTCTTTACGTTATAGTTATTTGTTAAATAGAATGTTAAAGAAATATCATCTACAGCGTAGCCGTTCACCATCTTATCAAACTTTATACCTATCTGTCTTTCGTTTGTTAGTATCTGCTTACCTGGAAGATTTACTGTATCACACAAAAAATTCAATTCTGGTCCGTCTATATCATCTAAAATACCAATAACGGGTAAGACAACTTTATACTTATTGGCTTTTGCTAATCCTACGTCGTCTACTAGAGACTTAAAATCTGATATGTTTAAACTCATATTGCTAACCTCGAATCTTTGTAAATTGAACTGGCACTTCCTTTCTGCCAAGCTGCAGTCGGTAAAAACGTTGCGACCTCCCATTCAGGAGCAGGTACTCTTGCAAATCTACTTTTTACGTGAGCTCCTAAGTAATGTTTAACACAAGGTTTAAAATATTTCAATTTAGCTGAAGACTTTAACATCCTATATCTTGCATTGAAAGTTGTAGTGTCATTAAAAGAATTATCAGAAGTTAAGTCCATAAGTCCATCTAAAAACTTTGCTCTCAGTATAGGTGGAAGATAGTGTAAGTTTAGTCCTAAAAAACCACCAGGTCTCCTTTCAATTACAATTGCTAAAGGAAACGAATCGTAATAAGGTAACGTTTCTTTATGCTTTGGATCATAATAAAACATGTACATCGAACCAATAGCTTGGCGAGCAGTCAGATCTAATTCTTCCTGCTTCATTAGTTGGTTAGTATTTATTCTTCCTAGACTTGCTGCCTTCTTTCGAAACCATTCTCTGGATTCTTTTGTTCTTGGTGTAATACCAGCTCTAAAAGCTTCAATCTCTAGTTTTTGAAATAAGTTTGCCATACCACTATTTATATTCTTTTTAGTGGTTTTAGCTTCTTCATTTTCTTCCACTTAGGAAGTATACCCATTTCTTGTAGTGTTTCTTCTGTCCAAACTTGAAAATCCCACCCTCTGTCTTGTGCAAAAGTGTTAGCTGCTTTCCACTTATTTACGTTCTTTATGTAGGTTAATCCTTCATTGATGTATCTTTTTGTTTTCTTTCCGGTGGCTGTAATTTTTGGTGGAGCTGTTTCTTTCTTTGGTTTTATCTCAACGAGAATAGTTCTTCCATCTTTGTAGTCTATTCTTAGATCAATAAAGTACCTGTGATACTTTTTGTCAACCTCATAAAAGTAAGGAATTACTGTCTCTTCACTTGACCACTTTTTTACATTTGGATTCTTATCACACCAGTTAAAACACTTGGCTTCCCACATCGACCTATAAATAACATTGTCTGGGTCACCTCTGTATTTTGAGCGGTGATGTACTCTATATTTCCCTTGATATACTTTCATCGTGTTTTCCATATAAATACTACTAACTATATTCTACTATTTATTGGAAAGCTACGATGCAATTTAACAGAACAGAACTGTACGATATAAAAGGCTCTAGACTATATTATCCACTAAACGATACGAGAAAGTATGGAGGAAGCATTAGCTTTCGAGCTTTTGAAACTATTCCTCCATCTAAATCGGATGTTGTTGGGTTCTTAGGTGATTTTAAAAAGAGAGCCTCTGACATAGATCTAAAGCAGGCTAATGAAGATGCTGAAATAGAACCTTCAACATTTGACGAGAACGCTATTGAAGAGTTAAGGAGTAACACTTCAAACAGAACTCAAGTTGTAGATACCTTTGAAAGTGTTTCATTATATCTTCCACCCAATATAGTTGTTACGGACAATATAGATTATAATACAAACGTTCCACTAGGAATATTTGGCTCTATTGTTGAACAGACTATGCAAGGAGGAGGCGGAGCAGCTGCAGGACTAGGTAACGCAATAATGGATGCAGGAAAATCTGTAGTTGATGCGGTGTTTGGAAGTGGTGATGCCCAAGGCGGCGCTGATCTTGCAAGAACACAGTTATCTAGATTAGCAGGTTTAGCACCTGAGGGTACTGAGGCTGCAATAAGAAGTGGACTACAAACAACACCTAATCCAAACATTAGAGCTATATTTAAGTCGGTTAACCTAAGAGACTTCGTCTTTCAATTTAAAATGCTGCCTAAGTCTCAAGAAGAAGCCGAGTGCATAAAGAAAATAATCTACTTTTTTAGAAAAAATATGTATCCAGAATCTATTCCTATTGGTGATATATCTGCAGGTTATAAGTTTCCAATGAAATTTGATATTCAAATGAGATATGAAAGAGAAGTAACTGAAGAGCTTCGTCTTACATATATGAAGGACAGTGTTGCAACTCTTTTGAAAAAATGTTACCTAAGAAATGTACAGACTAATTATAACCCTGCAACTATGGCTATGTTTCCAGACGGTAATTTTCAAGAAATAGATTTAAGCTTGGTATTTGTTGAAGAGCAAACTCTAGACAGGCAAGATATACAGAAAGGTTACTAATGTCATCATTCTTTACTTCATTCCCCACAATAGGATATAAATTTGGTAGTGAAAGCAGCGTTTCTGCTTTTCATGATTTAGCAGTCTATGTTGATATTATCTCATCACTAAAGGATCAGACTACTGCTTACGAATATTTTAATATAAAAGATAATGACAGACCTGATAACATTTCTAATTTATTGTATGGAACTCCTAACTATTACTGGACATTTTATATTCTTAATGATGGTTTAAAAAGATCTGGGTGGCCTCTTCCGTATCTTGACTTGCAAGAACTTATAAAGAAAAGATACCCAAACAGAACAATAGTGCTAAGAAAAATATTGAAAGATGACTTTGCAGTAGGTATGAATGTTTATGGAGTCACATCAGCATCAGGAGGAGTTATTATTGCTAGGAATCTTGAGCTTGGACAAATCGTAGTAAAGCCTACAAATAATAAAACTTTTATTGCAGGTGAAGTTCTTCAAAGTAATGTAGGACTAGATGGACTAGCTGATGGATCTGGTCAACCTGTTACTAATCATAATATTCATTCTACAACATTAGAATATTTGAGTGCACATCACTATGAAGACACTAGTGGAAACTATGTTGATATTGATCCTGTAAATGGACCAGGAGCGAGTTTAGTAGAAGTAACTTATCAAGAAAGAATGAGAAAGAAAAACGATTCTTTGAGAAGAATGAAATTTTTTAAACCAAACATCGTAACAGAAATTGTTAAAAAGTTTGAAGATGAGCTTAAGTAATGCCAGACATCGATTTTTACAGTACACCATACAAGTATAGGTTTGATAAAATATCAATCACTACTGAAAGAGGTGGTGGAAATGTATTTAATGTTGAAAGAGTCGTAAGTGAATTAAATATATATGAGCACTTAGATAAACCTTTCCTCACCGCAACGTTAGCTTTAAATGATATTGATCCTAAAGTTAGTCTTTCTAATGAGATACATTTTATGGGTACAGAAAAGGTATCGATAGAAATAAGAACTTATCCAGGAAATGAATTTAAAATCACTAAAAATTTTGTAGTTAGTGAAGTACTTAAATCTCAAAAATCGAATGACGATAACGAGGTTTTTTTACTTCATCTTGTAGAGGACTGTGCATACGTATCGAGTCTTATGAGAGTTACAAAGGCTTATAGAGATAAGAAAGAAAACATAATAAAGTCACTGATTGAAATGACTGGAAGAGAAGTATTATGGAATCCTGATAAACTTCCAGTAGGAGATAAACTTACACGACTCATCGTTCCTAACTATACACCTTTAGAAGCTGCAAATTGGGTGAAGGATAGAATACATACCGAACTTGGATTTCCATATTTTTTATATTCAACTATTGCAGATGATAATATAAGAATGCTAGATCTAGAATCTATGTTAAAAAAAGATGCTATAAATGAAACACCCTATTCATATACTTTAAACTCTGATCAAATACCTAATACAAGTAGATCTACTAAAAACAAAAATGATAGGACTAATATAATTGATGAGGCCTCATTTGTAATTAATTCATATAGTGTCGAAAGAGTAAACGATCATTTGAACATGGCTAGAAAAGGTTTTACTACATCAAAATATAATTTTATTGATACAACGTTTGGTGATAATCTAGAATTTAAATACGAGGTAGTTGATACTTTTTCTAAAATGATAAACGATAATGTTTTAAGAAACGCAACAAAGTATCCTATATATGATTACTTAGCAGAATTTAATAATCAAAAAATACATGAGTATGATACAAGAGAAATAACTCACTTTGCAACTTCTCGACAGTTTAATGATTTCTTCGAATCTGAAAGTTATCATGAAGGTCGAAGTGAAACAGAACATAGAGCTAAAGTCGTTGCAAAAGCTTTGAGATGGTGGTTGACTAATTCATCTATGAATATCACAGTTCCAGGTAGAAATTTTATGCAGGCTGGAGATAACATGACTATCGGTAATATTATAAACGTGGCGTTTGCAGCCAATGTTGGACCAGATAGAACCATACGTTTAGAAGAATTAAAAGACCAACAGAAATCAGGAGATTATTTAGTTTATACGGCAAGACATAAGTTTTCAGGCGAAAGATATGATGTTAATATGACACTGTCAAAACTTGGAACACCTGCTATGGGTAGAGGATCCTACTAATGATAGATACGTGGAGAACAGATGTAAGTCCAAAGTCTTTGTATTCAGATTATGCTGGAGCTGACACTGTATGGTTTACAGGAAAGGTTATAAGTAATAACGATCCTATGAAACTTGGAAGAGTTCAAATAAGAATTTTTGGAATGCATAGTAATGATATAGGTGAAGTACCTACTAACGCTCTTCCGTGGGCGCAGACTTTGAACAGCGCTGGAGGTGGAGTATCTGGAATAGGAACATTTAGTTCAATGATTCCTGGTGCGTTTGTTTTTGGTATATTTTTGGATGGAAGACACGCACAGATTCCTTTTGTCATTGGCTTTAGTGAAACTTTAGAAGGTCCTTCAAATACACAAAAAACAGATCCTACAGCTCCTATACTTCCAGACAGAGATAAAAACAGAGACCCAATAGATACTCAGACACCGGTTGATATGACAGATGCTTTAGAAGGAGGATCTAACGCTGAAAAAATATTTAACTTCTATACATCAAATGGTTTTACTTCTGAACAAGCATCAGGGTTCATAGGTAACTTCTTTGCTGAATCTAACTTAAATCCAGAAGCCTTGAACCCAAATGATTTAGGAAAACCAGCGTTTGGTCTAGCTCAGTGGAGAGGTGATAGACTAGAAAATCTAAAGAGTTGGTCAGAAGGTAGAGGTTTAGACTATAGAACATTAAAAGCACAGCTGCAGTTTTCTTTACATGAGTTAAGTGGTACAGAAAGAAATGCAGGTGCAAAGATTAGAAGAGCAGCAACTGCTAGAGAATCTGCATACGTTATGTGTAGGTATTATGAGAGACCTTCGTATGAAATAGTAAATGGAAACTACACTAGTCCTTCTCTAAGTTTAAGAATACAAGTATCAAAAGATGCTTATGAAAGGTTTGCAAGAGCATGACAGAGATTAATAAAGTACCAATTAGTAAAGTTAACAATACTCTAACAAGACTTCCAATAGCCGGCGAGTTCATAAAAGAGATTGAGAAGATGAACTTTGCTTCTCAACAGTATGCTTCTACGCAAGAGACTCAACTAGGAAAGAAGATTAATCAAGAACAAGGTGGAGTAACTGTTCTTACTCAGTCAGACTTATATCCAGCTTCCGTTGGTGGTTCATCAGTTCCACCTATTGTACAAGCAGGAGTTGGAATGAAGTCAGATGAACTTCAGAACGGTGGAAAGAAAGAACTGCAGTATGCTACCGAGATTGGAAAAATGACACACTCTATGGTTACGATAATCGGAAGTGTTACAGGTAATGGTTATATACACTCTAAGATAATGTTAGGAACTCCACAAGCTATTAAGAATTCTTATTTTCAGACTGTAGGAAAAGAACCAGATCCTAGTTATGCACCTCAGTTTGCTCCTTCTTCGTTACAAGGTGCAGCAACTACTGCACTGACATCTATGAGTTCTGCTTCTGATTATTCATCACAGATTGGAAGTGTATCAAATAATGTTATTGAGGCAGTTACTGGTCTTTCACAAAAAGTAGATTCACTCGTAGGTAATAAGAACTTAGGAGTAACACAAAGAGCAATACTTAAAACAGAAAACTATTTAGATGGATTCTTAAAGAATATATCACAAGGAACTCTTACCGAAGAAGAAACAGATAGAGCTACTGATCTGATTATTGCTGGAAATAATAGTCAGGTTATTGACATTGTGCAGGCTGCAGGAAGAAGAGAAAATAAAGATCTTGGAGATATTTCTGCGCTTGAAAATTCTATTATGAATGTTAATGCTTCTGCGTCAAGTTCTATTACAAATCAATCAAGTTCGTTTAATAATATGGGTGTATCAAGTAGGAAAACTAAAGACTTAGCTACTATATCTAATAACTGGAATGGTGCAAATACTCCAGCAGAATATACTTTTGAGAGAGTACATAGTGTCGAAGAGTTAGTAGCAGAACTTAGATCTGTAACAAGACCAATAACAGAAACTATTGTACACTGGACAGCAAACTTTAACGATCAAGGTCATATAGGTGCTAGAGAAATACATAACATAGGATTAAGAAGAGGCTTTGCAGGATGTAGTTACCACTACGTTATAAAAAGAAATGGAAACATAGAAAGAGGACGGCCAGTAAATATAAAAGGTGCGCATGCTCGAGCAGCAGGCCATAACAATAACAGTATAGGAATATCATTTGTCGCAGGTTATAACTGTCCTACTGGCACACCTAATCCAAACAGATACATAAGTGCTGAATCAATTACTCCAGCTCAGTTTGCCGCTTTAGATTCTTATCTAAAAGCTTTCTTTATGGTATATCCAGGTGGTCAAGTCTTTGGACACCAAGACTTTGACAGTAATAAGCCAGATCCGGGATTTGATGTTGGAACTTATATCAAATCTAGATTTAATAAAGTAAATGTTTCAAATCCTAATAATGGTCCTATAAGTGAAACTCAGATGGCGAGCATTCTTGCAGAGACAACTCAAGGTGAGACTATAGCATGACAACAGAAAATAAAGAACTCGAACTAAGAATACAAGAAGAAGGAATAGCAAAAGTTGAGGCTGAAGGTCGACCTGCTGATGCGTTTTCTGATCCGACTGGTCAGTACCCTCGTCACGGATATCACGGAGAACAAGGTGTTAATAAAGCAGCAAGAGGTGATGCTGTCAATGAATTAGATTTGAGAAACGGAATCCCAGGAATAAACACTGACCTTGCTCAAAGAGTATCAACTCAGTATCCGCTTGCAAGTACTACCGAATCTGTTTCAGGTCACATAATAGAAATAAACGATACTCCCGGTGGAGAACGTATTATTATAAGACATAATACTGGCGCCGGAGTTGATATTAAGAGTGATGGAACTGTCATTGTTAATTCTAAGAGTAATAAAGTAGAAATCGTAGATGCTGATAGTCGTATGGTGGTTGAAGGAAGTGGAAACATTTCATATTATGGAAACTTAAATTTAAATGTCTCAGGCGATTATAATGTGACAGTAGGTGGTAACTATAACTTAAAGGTAGCAGGTAATTGGATCGTTAATGTTATTGGATCATTTAAGACGACAGTTGCTGGACTAATGTCTGAAGTTGTACAAAAATCAAAGTCTGTTATTATATTAGGACAACTAACTCAAACATACTTATCAAATGTAAATCATTTTGTAAAAGGTACTTATCAACATTTTATAAAAGGTAATGCCGACTACAACCACGGTGCTGTAACTAAGTTTACTTCTCAACTAGAAGTTGATGTTAGTTCACCTAATATTAATATAGCTGGAGATAACATTAATATTCTTTCAAATGGTGGTACACAAGGTGGAGAAAACGTAATTAAGTACGGTAAGAACATGTATCTTGGAGAGAACTTAGAAAGTAAAACAGTTACAACAACTGCAGCAAGAGCGGTAACCTTTATAGGTGATTTAAACGGAACTGCGCGTGGATCTCTACAAGCTTCTACTGCAGGTGGTCTCGGAGCCGTAAGTGTTCAAGCGCCTGTATTTAATACAACTGCTGCGGATACTACCAAGACAGAAAAACCAACTTCAGCAATACTAACAGAATATTTAAACCATACTGATCTTGGTGTAAAGCGCGTGAGTATTGATGAGGATAATTCTATTAAGAACTATTATGATAAAACAATTACAAGTGGTGGTGTAACTGACAGAGCTCTTGATATTAGAGAGGTTAGATCGAGACTTAAATCTTCTTCAGTAAGATCTAATAAAACTTTTATAAATGATAGAATGGCAGCTGGTGTACTAAACTCAAACTTTGTAAATACAGTTCCTATAGAAATAGGAAGAGTAAGAGGTGAAGGATCAACAGTAAGAATAGGTCAAAACATTATTGGACAAAAGGGAAGAACACTTATGGACAATAAGTTTAAACCAGCAGATGCTGCGGCAGAAGCAAAAACATTTACGTTTCCATTAGAAGCACAATACAATCCAGACAATCAAGAAGTAATTACTCACTCCACTTTACTTGGAAAAGGAATTCCAATTTCTAAATTTACTGGTAGTGTAGGAAATAAAACTACGTTGAATCATATTACTACTCAGGACGAAAAGAAACAGATTGCTAGAAACTTATACGTCCAATCACAAGTTATTAAGAACTTTTACGCCTTAGATATATTCAAAAACTATAACTTAGTAGTCGCAGAAGGTTTATATCAGGCTGGACCAGATGAAACACCAACAGGCTTTAACGATTTAGCACAAACAGGAAGAGCTGTCGCTTATGAAGTATACTCAGCGGACGGAGTAATAGCACTTGATAAATTATATGACTACGCAGAATTTTTAAAAGATACTTTTAGTTATGATAAGATCGGTCTTGCTTATGATACTTATAACAAGAACGGAAGAGTTCACGGTCAACTTATAGTAGAAATACCTACTATTCCTTCTTCTTTCACGGCAACGTTTTCAATGAAACTAGAAACTACGTTCAATGGAGAAATTCAAAGTTCATCAGATTTAGTTGAAATTGTATATAAATAGAAGTATCATTAACTTATAACCACGGAGCAGCATATGACCTATCCTACCGAAGAAATGATCTCAATGATGGAAAATCTTAGAGAACAGGCCAACGACATGGAAAAGCATGTAAAGAATATGATCGAAGCTCAAGGAAGAGCTTCTGGAATTGAACTTGATAAAAGAAAGAACGCAAGAGACCTCATGGATGAACTTCATGAACACCAAGTAAATGAAGGTATGTGTATGGAAAACGGACATCCGGAAAATCAACAAGAAATGATGTGGGCTTATGTACCTAACACTGAGGTTCATTATGATCTAACAAAAGATGAACACTATGATCCAGCAGACTATCAAGAAATGAATATAGTCGATGAAGATGATTGGGAAGATTATGATGAATATGATGATGATTATGCTGCAATGCCAGATGACGGAGTGAAAGTTTAATAAATGGTAGCTCGAGCAAATGCAGTTGAAGATGGTAAACTAACGTTTCCGGTTCTGAACAGTTCTAGGATCAGACCTAGTTCAGACATCGATCTGCTCTTTGCTCCGAAAAGAAAATCACAAACTGGAGAAACCGGTGACATTTTTAAGAAGCTTGATGCTGCTGCAGTCAAGCAGTCTGTTAAAAATATCGTAATGACTAATATTGGTGAAAAACCATTTAATCCTAGGTTCGGCGGAAATGTCACTGGCTTACTCTTTGAAAATTCTGATCCAACTTTGAAGAAAGATTTAGAAGCTCATATAGTTTCATGTTTAGAAACTTATGAACCTAGAGCTGAGAATATAAACGTAGAGATAGACGATACAGCGATTGATAATAATTATTTAAATGTGAGAGTAGAATTTGCTATTGTTAACTCTCTAGAAACTGTGTCAATACAAACAACGATAGCGAGGCTAAGATAATGGCAACTAATATAACATCAACTCAATTAGACTTTGATAATATAAAAAATCGATTGAAAACTTTTCTCGCTGCAAAAACAGAGTTTGCTGATTATGACTTTGAAGGTTCTGGACTGTCAAATATTCTTGATGTATTATCGTACAACACTCACTTCAATGGTCTTATAGCTAACATGGCTCTAAATGAATCTTTCTTACATACTGCTCAATTAAGGTCATCTCTTATTACTCATGCAGAAGCTCTTGGTTATAATATTAGATCTAAAGCTTCCTCTCAGGTTTCTTTTACTGCTTCGGTTAATTTGTCAACTATTTCTCCTAGAGCAACGTCATACAGTCTTCCAATAAATTCTACTATAATTTCAACTAATGAAGAAGGAACTTTTAATTTTAGAACTAGAGAACTTTATACTGCAACAGACGATGGTGCAGGTAACTATGTGTTTACCGATATAAATGGCAGCACAATATTAAATGCGTTTGAAGGAGAGATAATAACAAAAACTTTTTATGTCGGTCCTAAAACAGAAAGACGAGTTTATGTTGTGCCTGATGAAAATATAGACACAACTACTGCTATAGTAAAAGTATTTCCTTCAGCAAATTCAACAACTTTTCAAGAATATACTGACTTGAGTAAAGCTATAAAGGTTGATTCTAATTCGCAGTACTATACACTCAGAGAAGCTCCTAACGGTAAGTTCGAATTAAATTTTGGTGATGGTGTTACGTTTGGTAAAACTCCAGATTCAGGAAGTAAGATTGTAGTTGAATACTTAAGAACAGAAGGAGCAAAAGGTAACGATTGTAAAACATTTACAACAAATGTTGAGGTAGCAACTCGAGCAATTGCAATAGTTCCAACATCATCTTCTGGTGGAGGTGGTGATAAACAATCACTGGAATCTATAAGACAACTTGCTCCGTCTGCATTTGCCACTCAACAGAGACTTGTTACTTCAGAAGATTATAGAGCAACCATAACTGCTAATTTCCCTACGGTCAAAGATGTTTCAGTTTGGGGAGGAGAGGATAACATTCCTATTGACTATGGTAAAGTCTACATAAGTTTAGATTATAATCCAGGACTCAGTCAATCTGCAAAAAGTATCATTGAGAACAGAATAAAAACTGACTTTTCTGATAATCTTTCAGTCATGTCAATAACACCTCAGTTCATTGATCCTGTAGTGTGCTATATTGAAATGGTAACGGAGTTTTATTATAATCCTGACTTGACAGGTAAAACTGGAGTTACTCTAGAAAACAACATAAGATCGATTATTCAAACATATTTCGCATCCGACATTAGTGGATTTGGAAAAACTTTTAGAAGATCTAACTTACTGACTGACATCGATGCTGTTGATTCTGCTATATTAAATTCTAAGATGGATATTAAAATGCAGTTGAGACTTACACCTACTCTAAACATAGGTCAGAATTATAGTATAGTATATCCTGTAAAACTGGCTACACCTGATGATGTATACTACAGGATAGAATCTAGTATGTTTGAATATACGGGTGCTTCAGGGAACTGTAAAATTGTAAATGTACTTGGATCTAACGTATTAAAAGTTGTTAACATAAGTAAAAATAATGAGACAGTAGTTGATAACGTAGGAAACTATAACAGCAAAACAGGAACTATAAGTCTAGACAACTTTAATCCTACTACAATATTGAGTGGTGTCAATTATATTAAATTTTCTGCTACACCCGATAATCAAGCTATACTGAAGTCTCTTCGAAACTTTACATTTGACTTTGATTCAGACAAGTTTGTTGTGTCTGCACAAGTAGATAGAGAAAACGTGAGAGTATCGTTATAATGAGAACGCCTATTGAAAAGTTACTTGACTATAGGAGTAATGTACAATTTTATGATAACTCGAAAGTACC